CTTGAAGTGAATACATAGTTAGCTCCACCAGCAGGATCTCCTACTGATACCTTATCAAGTACCATCGTAACTGTGATGTTTGAATCTGGAATAGTTACTAATTGGTTGCGGACAGAAACAACATCGTTTGATTGAGGTTTAATGATTAGCTCAAATATACCTTGACCATCTGTTTGATCTATACCAACAATCTCTAACTCAGGCATGTTTACTGTACCTGACGTATAGTCTATTGAACCAAATGTTTTATAGTATGTCTTAACATCAGCATCAAAGTAATACATCTTTAGTTGACCTACAGAGGTATTATTTGGTAAATCTTCTAAGAACATAAGCTTATTTGGTTCTGCTGCGATATAGAATCCGGATGAAGTTAATGATTGTTCTGGAACTCCAGAATTATATATTGGGTTACCAAGATAGATGACATAGTTACTGTTTGAATTATACTTAACATCTACTTCTCTATGAAGCTTAAGTGTAGTGATGTTTGATATGATTGAATCTTCTGTAGCATCGATCTGAGATGACAAGTTTGAGTGTCTAAATATACCAGTAAAAGATTGTAAGTTATCTGTATTATAAGCTTTGATAGTATCAGTAACTAATGTCTTCAACTCTGCTTCTGTCTTGACAGTTAATCTAGGATTATAGTATGCAGTCGTATTAATTTCAAGGTTGATATACTCAGGATCAACTATAATAGGTGTAATTGATACAACGTTCTTTTGTTTTAAAATCTCATTGATGATATAGCTCTTTTGGGATTCCGTTAGTACTGCTGTAGTCTTAGGCTTGATAGAAAGATACACTCTTCCATATGAAGGAGGAACGTTATCTTCACCGCCCCATGCATTGACCGTATCAGCTTCAGTGTATAGTTTGAATATAAGAGCTTTATAGTCTTCTACAGTTACTGCTCTATTTTGAGATGAGTATGATCGTGGTGCATTATATCTAATTGAATCTATAGTTTCAACGTCTGAGCCGCCGATAGCTGAAGTAGTGGTAGTTACTGCTACAGATCCACCTAATAGAGTAGCACCACCATAATTAAATAACTTGGCTCCGTTTGCGGCATCTTTATTTGTAACCATATATGTTAGGTTAACGACATTACCATTAGCTAAAGCTTTACCAATAGTATCGTTACCAAATTCAAGCTCATATAGTTGGCCTTCGATCTCTTTGACAAAGTATACCTTTGAGGTGCCATCAAGGTTTAAGATGTTTTCTTGGTTGATGTAAGTATTAAACACTGATGAAGTAGAGTTATCTTGAACTCTTACTTGAAGTGTAGATAGATCTACGTCTGCATTAGGGATGATGAATTGTACACCATTTGCAACGGTATACTTAAATGTTAATGGAGAACCTTCTTTGATCTGTACACCTGTAAATGTGTACTTAGAATCTGCATAGTTTGTTTGAATGGCTTCTGTATTATAAAAAGTGTACTGTGTAGCATCAATCGTTGTGGTGAATGCACTATAAGCTTGTAATATCAACGTAGCAGGTGTCGTACTAGTACCTGACACAACTATAGTTACAGTCGCTGCAGCACCAGTTGCAGAGTGTGGCACGTACCCAATTTCTTTAGCTCTTGAAACGACGCTTGATCGTTTGCTGGCAGAATCTAAGAAAGATTCATTGACAGCTAAGTTTGTATATAGAGCGTTGTAATGGGTATTGTATGCAAGTAAGTCTAAAAGCACGGTAAGGCCGGCACCATCAAAGTCATAATCTTTAAAAGTATCTTGACCTTGTAAGTACGTTTTTAGGTTTAACTTAATTGCATCAAAATCTAACTCAGCAGTGGTAATATTTTTATTTGTAGCCATTATCGGGTTCTCGTTAGTATTAGATCAACCTGTAATGGTCGAGTCGTGTTTATGATAGTAAAAAATATTGACACATAGACCTCATTATCATCTGGTGATATAGTTATTAATACATCATTTAGTCTTACTCTCGGCTCAAAGCTATTAATAGTGTCAGATATTGATCTCTTGAGCATCACATTAAGCATAGGAGAAGCAGGCTCAAATAGCAAACCTCTTATTTGAGAGCCTACATCAGAATGAAACGGTTTCTCATAGTTTTGTGTTAATACAAGGTTTTTAACAGCAGCTTTGATAGCTTCTTCATCATACTTACGAACGATGTCATTCGTCACCGGGTGTCTGGTGAAGTTTAAGTCAAGGTCTATAAAGGTGCGAGTATTTCTTGCCATATATTATTTATTAGTAGTAGACAACGTTTATCTGACCATTATCAAATGATATGTTACCAGCAGTTGTTGTGACTTGAACTAAAGATAAAGGTCCTGCTAACGATTTATATCCTGCTATGTTAAATATTGTTGCAGTGACAGTATCGGCAACATGAGCCGTACACGTCCATGTATTAGTAGTAGCATTAGCTTTAGTAAATGTAAATGTTCCTGACATGTTATTAGCTACAGGATTAGTTGCTTGAAAATCAAATCCTGCAGCATTGTTACCCACAGTTAAAGCACTTGCAGTTCCAGCTAACGTTTGTGTAGTATGATAATAACCAGTAGTTTCAACTCCAGCAGAAGGCCCAATCCTAACTCTAAGAGTTGCTGCCGTAGTTGCATATGATATATTAACAAGAGTTAATACAACAGTGTTTGCTGTTGATGGGATGCCTGTAATCTGATAAAAAGCTGTAGCTGGTGTAGTCGTGGTTACCGGAGTTCCTAGTACTGATGCAGGACCAGTAGCACCAGTAAAACCTGTAGCTCCGGTAAAACCCGTAGCGCCTATTCCGGTGGCTCCTGTTTGGCCTGTAGCACCAGTAAAACCGGCAGTACCAGTTGCACCACTGATACCTGTAGCACCAGACGCACCTATTCCGCCGGCTGTTGCTGCTGCGTTTAAACTACTTAATGTGATTGACATATCTTATTTATGACCTATTATACTGTTGGAGGAGGGATAGGATCACCATTCTCATCCGCCATTGATTGAGTCCATGTCTCATCTTCGTTTTGTACTAAAACTGTTATATCGAATAGGTGAGATTCTTCGATGATCTCTAACCTACGAGCCTTGATCCCTTCAAACGAATCTCGCTCTTCTTGTAATCCAGTTATTTGGTTATGTACTGCCCATTTTTTTGCCATTATGATACCGCTCCGTAAATTGTACCTGTTGTTATATAAGTTACTGTGAATCCATTAAGGTTGATACCTTTACCTCCTGCACTTCCAGCCTTATTACCTGAACCAGTTCCACCAGCTGCTCCCCATCCTCCACCGCCACCACCACCGCGAGCGCTTGCACCACCTGGTGAGGCATTTCCCGCGTTACCCGCATCTCCACCAGCACCACCGTTTCCAGCACTTGCAGCAAAACTTCCATTACCACCACCACCTCCAGATCCAGGCATTATTCTACCGCCTCCACCTGCAGATCCTCCTCCACCTATACCACCAGTACCATTACCGGCTTCTCCGCCACCACCACCTCCAGATCCACCACCAGCACCACCTGAGTATATTGAACCTCCATTAGCTTGATATCTCCAATTGGATCCAGCACTACCTGCTGCACCAGGACCTCCTCCTGCACCACCTACTACAGTTATATACGTATATGAATAGTATGATCTACCACCGGCACCGCCTCCAGCACCACCACCTCCACCACCAAGACCACCGGATCCAGTTATTGCGCCTCCACCTCCACCACCTCCACCACCAATGTAACTATTATTAGTTAATGATATATTATATCCTAAGCTTATTGCTGGGCCTGCAGGAGTAGGACTAGTACCAGCACCAACTCCATCTGCTCCTTGTCCTCCCATACCCATGATGTAACCATTATTAATTAATGTTATAGTATCACCTGCTGTTGCACCTGTAATAGTTAAAGCTGGTACAGACGTCGATGTAGAGTATAAGTAAATACCGCTGTTAACTGTAATAGTTAGATCAGTATTTCCAGTAGCATATCCAGCTAAGGATGAAGCTGTAATAGTCGTCTGCGTAGTATTAGCAGAGAATACGTATGATAGTACTACTCTTCCTACACCGCGGCTACGTAAAGCATCACCAAATCTTGCAAATGCCATATTATTTAAACTGTGACCTTGCAGCTAACACTGTCCATGTACCAGCAGCTGTCTTAATTAAAGTGTATGTGTATACATCAATACTATTAGCATTACCTGAAGTTGGTGCAGTACCACCTTGCCACTTAGTCGTGACAGTTCCGGTTGTATCTACTGTGATAGCAGTAGCATAAAATGCTGTAGTCTGTGTAGCAGCAAATACTACTGTAACACTCTCACCTATGGCCATCAATGAATCAAGAGATGTCGTTCCATTTCCTCTTATGTTTATTGTCCAATTTGCTGTAGCAGCAGTAGTATAGTATAGGATAGATTGTGTAGTTACGTCTAGTTGTATAGTTCCAGTCGCGGCCGTAGCAGATACAGTAACTTCTTCTACTATGTTGCGAGCTCTAAGTGCCATCCTTGCAGACGAGCCATTAAATATATTCTTGCCAGTCCATGTATAATCTGCAGATAGTGCGGTGAGTATTACACCTGATGCACCATTAATTCCGGTGGCTCCAGTAAGACCTACACCAGTAGCTCCTCCAGACCCTGTCGCACCTGGAATATTTGATACACCTGGTGCACCTGTGACTCCTACTGGTCCAGTTGATCCGCCTATACCTGTAGCACCTATTGGTCCGGCCACTGCACCGCTTGATAGTTCTGTTAAAAATATTGCCATATATTATACCTTATCCAATGAATACACTAGGAGAACCTTGTGCTGATACAGAACCGCATGATACCCTATCACCGATCCTGCCTGCTGCTTTACCATTTACAAACACTGTTAATGAACCACCTACTAATACCCCGGTGTGGGTATCTTCACAAGTATGTGGAGCCCAAAGATCACCTTTACGGTGTATACCTGATCCATTTGCAAACACGTTAGTACTTGCTTCCGCCGTTAATCTTGGTGGATAACAACCATGTCCTGTACAGACATCTCCGAATCTAGTTACTGCTGGCATCTTCGTCTAGTACTCCTGTTGGTCTTTGTATTATCTCTTCATATTTAACACCCTTTGGTACTATCACATCTTCTATGATATCACCCGTAGTTTTATCTCTGATTGCATGGACACAATATGCTACAGTGTTTTCTTCTAAAGCAATAAATTCATGTTCGTTATCTTTATGAATGAAGATTAAATGCGGAGCTGTAAATTCAGTTACTTCCCCATTGACAGTAACTTTTAATTTACCACTTGCTAATAAAGTTAAGTGATTATGAATGTGTTTATGTCCGAACATAGTTGAACCAATTTGTTCAAAATGTAATTGTTTAACAAACACCCCGTCTATTGCACTAAAATATTCTAATGGTTGTAATGTTGACATTATATAGTTCCTTCTCCTAAAGTAGATACTGGTATGCTTGCGATGACAGGATCTCCATTTTCATCGGGATGATGATATGTCCATGATTCATCATCATTTTTGATCTTGACACTAATAGCAAATGCATCTTTAAGTGTTTCCATATATGAATCAATTAAATTTGTTTGTAAAATAACTGCTTCTTCAAATGTAGAAGTTTCCACATTAGATCCAGTTAATTGATCATAGACTACATATTTTTTTATCATTAACTTATTACCCCTGCTGTTGTTCCATCTAAATTAAAAGTTAAACCTAATGGTGTTCCTGCCGTAGATGCTATAGCTGTTCCATTCCATGTTGCAGATAGAGTAAACGTTGTACTACCATTAGTAGTAATAACATAATATACATTTCCACTAACATATCCGG